GGTTAAAGTAAAACTCTATGAAGTCGGAGTGCATTTTTTCGTCATCCATCTGTCTTTCAATGAATAGCCTGTGATTAAGCAGCGCACTATGCAGAATGTCACGCTCTTCAGGAGTCAGCTCAACAGTTAATGTCTTTTGTTTCATTAGTTCCTTCCTGTGTCTTTTGAATCAGCCATCTTGTGTATTTCTGTAACTCGTTACTAAAAGCTTCTGTGGTATTGATACGAGGTGTTACCCAGCGCAGATTACTTGCAAGATTGTTTCTGGGATCATTATCAATATGATCAACAATTGTGTGTGTCTCTGGATCCGGATTCTCGCAAAATACGGAGGCTACTAACCTATGTACAAATACATGTTTTTGAGCCCCTCCTGAATACAGCATGCATGCCAGATAACCTCTTGATCTGTGATTTGAAAAATAGCATTTGCTTAAAGCTACAGGTTTCTTTGTTTTTGAGTTCCAAACCCTGCCATAATCGCTGACAAGATACTTTTCAAAGGGAGCGACTAATGGCTTAAATGTTTCACCTTTTAACGCAAATTCATCAATATTCATATTTACACTCCACTACTGCCAAAGCCATTTGCACTGCGTTCTGTCTTAGCCCCAATAACTTCACCAGGCACTAACTTAACCTGTGGAAGGGGAAGGATCACTAACTGTGCCACTCTGTTGCCCTTAAAAATCTTTGTCAGGTTATATGGCTCCAATATCACTCTGATTGAACCTGTGTAACCAGCATCAACAACGCCAATCGGTGTACTAATACCTTTAACATTGAATGATGAGCGTGGACATACAATACCTACATAACCTTCAGGTATCAGCACATGTACACCTGTATCAATGGTGTTAGCTTTGTTAGCCTCTAACATCTGATCTTCTTTACAGTCAAGATCAAAGCCTGCATCACTGTCATGTGCTCGCATTGGTGCATAAGCACCTTCATCTAATTCATATTTAATTTGCATGTTGTAATTTCTCTCTTCTATTTCTAGTCCATTGATTGATACGTTCTCTATTCTTTTCTCTGTACGCTCTCTGTTTATCAAGAAATTCCTGATGTCTTACTGGATCAGACATGATTGCTGCCATACGTCTTTTTGCATATTCAGCTCTTTTAGCCTTGACCTCAGGATCATTCTTTCTGCGTTCATAATTCATTTTGTTATGTAGTCTTGTAGCTTCTTCTACCCCAAGTAACTTTGTCTTAGCACAAATCAATCTGGCTCTTAAAAGATAGATTTCTCTCTCTTCACGAGAACAATCACTTGTGCAGCCTAATGAAGACATGACTGATAACTCTCCACGCTCAACGCATTCAAGATTGTCAGGATCAAAGTTGCATTTATCACCATCCATAAAGATAATTGTCTTACCTTCAGCGCTCTGTCCTGGATGATGCTGTTCCCATACATAACGCTGATACTGCATCCACTGATTTGGCTCTGCTACCTTGATCCTTAAATAGCCCTTCTTAATTTGAAAAGAACCAACAGGTCTGTGTCTCCAATGCTTATGACCACGAGGTACACTAGAATTGCTGTAGCACAAACCTAACAAAATTTTGCTTTCACAACAGTGATTGCAAAAAGCTGTAATAGAAAAATCTCTATCGAATCTACTGTTGATTAAATCAACAAGTTCTTTTCTGGAATTAAATCCATGCTCACGTAAAGGGCAGACAGACTTCACAAACTCCATAATTTCTTCCGTCCACTTGCGATCTTTACGTGTCCATTTCTTACCTGTTGTACCCAATTTCAACTCCCAGTAAATTACCGTTTACTTTTACCTCGTAGCCATTAGATAAAGCGGTTTTAACCGCATCAAGCTGTACTCTCTTAGACTCAATCTCAGTTTTGCGCATGTCATTTAATGAGGAAGCAATATTGTTGACAGCCTCAGCACGCTTAAACAGCATGTCTGCTTTTTGCGTATCAATCTCGCCATTATCATTGGTGTAGTTCTTGGTGTCCTGAATAATGGCAATCTCATTTAAGAGCGCATTCTTAATCTGACTGTATTCTTCATTCTGTTGAGTGTTCATAGTTTCTACCTGTAGTTGTTGTTTCTGTTGTTGTGCTACTGGCTTCTGTTCGCTTAAAACTTGACCATTAACGTCAAAAGGAAAAGAGCAGCCAAACTCAGCACAATAATTTTCATAAATAGCTTTTGGTGGCATAGGAGGCTTGCTGAATTTGCCGGTATCAATAAAAGACAGCAAAACCTTTTTTATTTGCTTAGCGTCAAAATCGGGAAAAGCCATTCTCAATAAATCTTTGATACCAACCTTCTCACACCACTTACTGCCCTTTAAATCTAAGCCTTCTCTTATTCCTTCAGAGGATGAGATTTTTAAACCAAAGACGTTAAGCATGAGAAAATTCCTTGCGCTGCAAAGCGTTTTTTAAGTACTCTTCAACTTCTTTCTTGAAGTAACAAACACGTCCTGAGAAAGAGCTGTCTCTGTCTACAGGCTTTGGAAAGTCAGGGTGTTTCTTCAGATAGTTAGTGAAACCGTGTAATGAACTAAAGCCCAGTGTGGTCATTACATCCTTACGTGTTACAAGTGCTAATTCTTCCATTTGTGATTCCTCCAAAAAGGGTGAGGCTGTGAACCTCACCAATACGCAACACTAGGAGTTAGAACGGTAAACCATCATCCTGTAGTTGTGGCTGAGCCTGAGCCTGTTGCTGTGCTACCTGTCCCTGTACAGCACTTAGCTTGCTTATCTGAGCTTCTGCATTAGGCGCCCATGTTCCCTGTTGTGGATATACAGGCTGTTGTGGCTGTGTTGCCTGCTGATAAACTTGCTGTGCCTGAGCCTGTTGCTGTGCAGGTGGTATCCAACCAGGATGAAATAACTGTGCGTTAGTCTCTGGTAATAGATAGTTAGTCAACAGTTTCCATGTTGTCGCATATTTCGTAGGCGCTGAATTTGCATTAACCTCTGCAGCAGACTGACCTTTCTGAGATACAAATCCTTTAACTTCAAAGATAGGATTTCCTTTGTCGGACATGCCCTTAAATTCAAGCATTGCAATGATCTTTATGCCCTGGAACTGTTTATATTCATCAATTGAGAATGAACCTGAGCCATCTCTTTTCTGACCGGTTCTTGTAACATAATCGTAAAGAACAATGTTGCCGTCAGCGTCAAACTGCTTTGTGAAGTACAGGAAGTCCTGCAGTTCCTGTGAAGTATTTGACAGGAAAATAGAGAATGATACAGAACGAATAGGCTGTTTAGTTGCAACGTTCATTACAACAGCGTTCACGATCAGCTGTTCATAAGCATTGCCATTTTTTCCTATACCACTTTTGTGTGTTACCTGAGCAATCTGCAACGGAAAGATTCCAGAACAGTTTAGTGGCTCAAAATTACTTGTGTTGATTGAATTGCCAATATTGTCATTTGGCTGCTTACCGAAATTTAACATGTTAATGTTCCTCTAAAATACTAATGGTTCGGTTGGTTGTTCTGTGTTGGTTACTGTTTCAGCTGTCTTTGCTGAACGCTTTCTTTTGGGTTTTAATGCGCTTGTAATTGCTGGATTAACTTCATCTGCAGGAAGGGCAGCACTACTCTCAACTGTTACGGAAGAGACGGTTGAAACAGTCCCTTGATCATTAAGATCTTCAGCGCTTGGTAATGCCATTAACACATCAGGATATGCAGCATCGCATGCTCTTGATATAGCTCTTACAAGGCACATGCCCTTAAAATCCTGTGCCCATGGTGAAGGTTTGCCATTGCGGGTAACACAGCCTTTAATCTGTCCTGTGGTTGCATCTCTGTAGGCTTTACCCATATTGATAGCATCTTCAGCACCAAAAGAACGTGTGATCTTCTGACCGTTGCGGTTAATTGTGACTGTTGCGGTCATGGTTGAGTTGTCCCACTCTTCCTTCTCAAAGATGCCTCCAGCACGAAGAACCAGAGCTCTTTTTGCTCTTGTATATAAGGCAGGCTGTGTACTGCCCGGAAGAATATATAAAGCGGACAGTGTCTGCATGAAGGTGAAACCGAGTTCTTTACCCATACTCATGACCATATATACTTCAGCTGTGTGGTCATGTTCTGGTGTTGAACGTATGCTTTCAGGCAGAAGAGTAGAGCGCGAAATCTTTGTACAGAAATCCCATGCATCGCCATTGATAATAGGGTAGTCAACATCTGCTGTCTTTACAGGCATACAGTGGGACTGAACTATCTGTACAGGTTCTTCAAACTGTTCTGGTTCATTCTCTACAGGTATAGCATCTAACTTCTGAAGCTCTGACTGAGCATTCTGATTTAACTGCGGTGCGTTAAAAGTCATCATTCTTATAATCTCCAATTAAACAGATATTCTTAAACAGCGGGCTGTGGTTATAGTCTTCAGATACTGTTTGTACAGTTCTGGGTTTTGTGCCTGAAAAGCTTTTGAATCAAATGATTCACGATTTGAAGATTTAAAGGTAAAAGCTGTTTTAACCTTGCCGTTCTCGTCGTGATAAGTCATCTTGGTATATGCAGCTATGTCACCGGCTAACTTGTTCTCAAGTGCCTTTCTTTTACTCTCAAGCTCATCAATCTGAAACTTAACAGCCTTGATATCTTTAAGCTGAGACATGATCTCCGGAGTTACTTCACCCACATTCTCCTGAACGTCCTCAACATCGTTTTTGACGTCATCCATTGTTTTAACAGGAGGAACATCGAGTAGCACATTCTTAGTCCAGAACTCAACACATGCCTGCAGCATCTTCTGCTGATATTCTGCGTTGGCATGTACTCTGTAGAATCTAAGATCAGTATTGCCAATCAGAACACCAACATCCCAGAACTTAAGACCAGATACCATCATGTAGAACTGAACCTGTGGATAGTATTCAGGATCAATCTCTGATGATTCATGTGTAATTTCAGTTCCGTCATATAAGTTGGGCTTTCCCCACTTAGAACGCTCTATATGCTCAACAATGATCTTGTTGTTCTGACCACAGGTTTTGCACTCCAGACCACATACAAGCTGACCGCCGTCCTCAACTGGTTTTGTGTAAACAATACGGTCAAAATTACCTACGATGAAGTCATAACCTGTCATCGAAATGCTGTTAGCCTCGTAGACTGTATAACCTGTCTGCTTTTCGTATCTGTCTGCTACAACCTGTTCAAGAGCATGACCAGTAGCAAAGGGGAGATAATCTTTATTACGAGCCTTTTCCTCTTCAGTGGTTCTGAATGTCTTTTCTCTCCAAATCTGATAAGCGCTTCTCCACTTGGACATACCAAGAATTGCAGACATATCTGAACCACCAATACCTTTCATTCTTGAGATGGTGAAACGTTCATCCTCGTCTTGAGCCTTTGAAAGTAACTCATCGATTTGGGCTAATCTTGCATCCTGTAACTTCTGTAATTCGTTTGATAACTTCATTTATTTTTCCTAAAACGTATAAATCTCGTAAATCGTGAACCAAAGGCAGAGAACGCAAAACGTTAAGATGACATTCACTGCTAGCTGTTTTGCTTTTTCTCTCATCAGGCAACCTTGACCGTAGGCCTTGTTCCAAAGGTTAAAACTCTATTGTTCTTTTGATAGGCTCTGAAAGCCCTAAATAACCTGTCTACAATCTGAAACTGCTTTACGAAATCCAAAGCGTTAACAAGCAATGCATTTGCATCAATTTCAATTGCCATTTCGTTTTGAGAGTCATCAAATACTCTGTAATGAAGTGCAGATACAACGTCTGAGTTGATTCTGGTATTGAGAATTAAAAAGTTGATTACGTCCTTCTTGTTTTTGCAGTAATCAGTTCTGATAATCTCGTCGTGAGATAGTGTTGTGATGGTGTATTTGTTCATTTGTTTTACCTATTAGATATATTTAATTTATGCTTTAATTTTAGGTATAACTAAATTATTTGCAATAGGTATAACTAATTTTATAGATAAAAATATTTTACCCTTTTGAAAAATAAATGAATTTAATTAAAAATAGCTGTTAAAATTTTGATGTGATTTAATAGAATTATTTACAAAAGTAATAAATAGTATTACAATATAAGCACGTTCAATGAGAACGGGGACTCGAAAAGAGATGTTCAACTAACGGAGATATTCAAATGGATGAGAATGATTTAACTTTGATGTTAACAATCCTTTGGATACTTTCTAGCAAAAGTAATCAAGAGAAAGCACTAACCCTGTTTAACTTGATTAAAAGCTTAAGCTAGAAAGCAAGGTGGGGTGAGAGCCCCACCTACTCCGATTATAGGACATTAAATCATGGATGGAAAGTTATATAAGCGTTTAAGAATGGCATTGGGCTTAACTACCAGTGAGTTAGGTGAAAAAGTTGGTGTTGGTAGTAATTACATCTCAATTATGGAGAATGGAAAGAAACCTGTATCAGAGTTACAGGCTATGAAGCTTAAAGAGTTGATTGAACAGCGTTACAAAGAGGGAGATGAGTGCTTTAAGATCTTAAAAGAGATTTTTAGTAAGTAAGATAAGCAAAGCCCCTCACATTGGAGGGGCGACTGACACCACAGCCGATTGCTACACAGCAAAACTGTTATTTATCTTCTTTTCTTGAAATTGACCACATTGCTCCTTTAATAAGTTTATTTTCTTGGTCATAAAAGAAGTTACCCATAATACTTACTGTTTTATTATGCTTCTGCGCATCCCATAAAATATCAATATCCGATTCCTGTAATAAGTGCTCGTCGTCATTTTCAGAAAGTACACTGTCATCTTCTTCATCTAACAGTTCTGAAGATAGATTTATTACAATACTTGGATCACTAACAAGCTGCGCCCTTGCTTTTAATTTTTGTTTAGAAAAAGAACCTGATAAATTTAGTACTTTAAAATCCAGCGTTTTTATTTCTGATCTCTTTTCAATTGGATTTGTTTTCTGTTCATCAATTATCTGGGATTTTGTTAAGGTTTCTGTAGGAAATTTAATTGATTCAACTTCGTTTACAGGAGTATTTTTAATAAACGAAGCTCTTACTTCAGTGCTTGATTCATGAGCGTATTTCACTGTGTTTTTAAATGAGTCTGAAGCTAAAATCTTTTGTAGATTTTCTCGTTCAGATTCACGATCTTGTGATGCAATTTGTGCAAGTTCAATTTTTTCTAGAGATTCTAGTTTTTTTTCAAAATAATTATTTACTCCCCAGGCAATAAAACAAGAAATAACAATAAAGCCTAAAATTAGTTGTCCTGTTTTAGTCAATTTGCCATACTCCTTTATCGATTCAGGTACATACTGATACAAATCATCTGATTTTGTATTAGTACATCCTTCAGATACAGTAAAGAACAATTGGGCTGTGTTAGCTACTTTTCTTGAAGAAATTGTGCCCGTTTCCAAACTTTTTATAATTTTAAAAAATCGATCTTGAAAATCTATAATAGATTGGGCATATCCAGCTGTAATTGAAGATTTAAACTTATCTCCGTGAATTTCAAAGGTAAAATGTTTTAAATCATCGCTATTAAAATCGACTGTATTTAACAGTTTTTCCCAAAAGTTATCAGACTCGCGTAATTTATCATATTCAGTGCAAAACTGTTTGATATCTTCCCATGTTTTGATTGTTGTTACCATTTTTATTCTTCCTTTTGATTGTTAAAAGTCAGTTACAACCCACCGTCACCAGACTTCTCAATGACTCTGCCAATAACACGAAAGTTAACATTTTCTTCATCATGTTTAATTATTTCATCTGGGTAGCTGTCACGATTGTCTGAACGAATGATTAAATCACCATTCATCTGAGATATAAGTCTTTTAACTCTGACTTCATTACCGAAGACAATGGCATAAACATGGTTATTGTGAATAGGAAAAGTATCGCTTAAATCTACAAGTATTCTGTCGTTGTTATACAGCACTGGTATCATCGAATCACCTGTAACAACGAATCTTTTGCAGTGATTTGGATTCACGCCAATACGCTGAAACCATGACAGGCGATACGTCGCAGGCACACTTTCGTGCTGCTCTTCATAAGTCGGTTCTCTGCCATTACCTGCAGCACATTTTATTGAATACTCTTTAATCTGAACGTAATCATCCGAAGGCTGTTCGTTATCATCCAACACAGCAATGTCATGAGCATCTGCATCTGGTGAACCTTTGCCGGTGATAAGCCAATTAAGATCAACATTTAAAGATTTACTTGCTTTAATAGCAACAGAAGCCATGAGTTCTTTGGTTTTCCCTGTTACCCAATTATTAACAGAAGGTGATTTTACTCCGCACTCTTCAGCTAATTTTGTCTGGCTTTTTCCTGTTTTCTTTAATCCGTAATTTATACGATCAGATAATTCTGAAAAATCAAACATATAAGCCTCCCTTACAAGCAAAAATCTTTAGTTATACCTAAAGTTTAGTATAAAAATATTTAGGTATAACTTGATTTTTATATTAGTTATACCTAATATGAATAAAAAGAAATTAATGGAGACTTAATTTATGCAGCATCCCAAAAACTACAAAAATTACCTTTTTATTGGTGACTTAATTGATGAGCTTGGAGGTTTTTCTTCAGTTGCAAAAATCTGCAACATCAGGGCACCTTCAGTTTATGGTTGGCTAAAAAACGGTATACCTAACTCCCGCTTAATGTATTTACAACTTGCTTATCCAAAACTTTTAGTTTGGAAAAAATATGACTTTAATCGTAAATAAGCTTCCTGAAGAAATCTGGCAGATGGATATCCCTCTAGCTTGCAAAGTTATTGCAGAGCGTATTTGTGCTCTGACAAAAAATGGCGAGCAAGAGTGCTTTATTTCCAATTCTTATATAGAAAACTTGTATGGAATGAGTCGTAGGAATGTACAGTACGCATTAAATACATTGCAAAAAATGGAGATTATAAGTTCTCGAGTAACTCGCAAAAGTGATAAGAAAGTAAGACTTGTTTCTTTTATTTATAAGACATTAGAGTCCAGATTTGATGATTTTCAAAAGTGCAAAAATTGCACTATTAAAAGTGCAAAAAATGCGCCCCCTAAGTGCAAAAATTGCACTATTAAAAGTGCAAAAAATGCGCTTTTCTCTATACATAAGAATGATCTTATAAGTAAGGATCTTAGAGAGGATCAGAAATCCCCACTCTCAGAGACGTCTAATTTAAGTTCAAACACATATTCTTTAGAAAATATCAGAGCTACATGCAGAGATTGTTTTTCAGAGATGATGACTGATTATCCAGAATTGAAAAACATGAATTCAGACATTATTGCTGATGGTTATTTTGCCTACAGAGAAGAATACGGCTGGAAAGGTGTTAAACAGCTTAGATTGAATCTTAAGAAGTGGATCTTGCGTGATCTTGAATCTGCAGAACGAAAGACAACACAAAATAAAACAGGTCAGACTAGACAGCAGGCAAATGGTGTCAGCTCTTTTCTTTTAGGCGAGATGTCGGCTGATACGAGCGACCATACAGCCGACGATAACTGCATCGAAGTTGATGCATTTGTTCAAGAGGTAGTAAACAAATGAACAGAATAGATTTTACCAAATTTTCAGAACAATGGCGCATTCTGGTTCAGGTTAAATCAGGGAAAATTGCATCTGACCAGAGTTGTCACATGATTTATGAGCTTGTTAAGAACTATTCAGAAGAGGTAGTTCTTAGAACAATTCAGAGCCTATACACAATACCATACCAGATTAACGCCGGAGATATCGTAAATTTACTTATGCGTGGGGGATATACACTCCAACAGTATCAGTGTAAGGCAAAGTACATTTATCGCTCTGTAAGTGAATATTTTCGACGTGACAGCGATCTCGTATTTTCTGACAGAATTACAGCTTTGACTTTTTACACCGTCATCGGTTCTCATGAGGCTTACTGTCAGACTAATCGAGAGGATGACACTAAGCTGGCTAAAGCCTTTGTTGATTTTTATTCAAACTATGACTGTAGCAGTTTTCCTGATGATATCGATGATCTTATGTTGGTGCAGTCTAATCATCACTGTTTCGGTCAGCTTCCTAAAGTTGTCTTTATTGGTGACAGCTCAATCTGTTCAGATATCTGTAATCGTATTTATGGAGTCGGTAACTATCAGATAGTTCCAAAAAAGAGAATTAAGCCTCTGTCTCTTCCTCAGAAAGAAAAACAGTATTCACAGGAAGAATATAAGCAATTTGTTGATAAGGTTCTATCTGAGCTTGGGGGGCTATAAGCATGAAATTTTATGATGCAAATGCTGAAAAAGCTATTCTGTCTTATGTCCTTCATGAAGGTACTAAAGCTTTCTGTAAATACAGAGCAAAACTGTCAGTTTCTGATTTCTATTACGAAGTTTGTGCTGCTTTATGGGACAGCTGTAATCAGTTTGTTATAGAACATCAGACGGAATCAGAGTTTGATACTGTATCTCTTTACAATCTGATGAAACAGAAGTCAGAAGATTATGTTTCTTCTCTTAAAGATATTGCTGAACTTAAAGAGTCAAAAATCATTGGAACTGCAGCAGACGAATATGCATCTTTGATTAAAGAAAACAGTAGAAAGAGACAACTGCAGACAACTCTAAGTTCAATGCAGAACATGGTTGAAGAGAGTAACGACACTTCAGAGCAGTTAAAAGCAAAGCTCTGTCAGATGCTGGTCAGCACCAATAATGATTCAAATGTTCTTAACTGCGAGGATGCACTTGAAGTGGCAATCAGATTTATTAAATCACTAAGAGATCATGATGACGAAAAATCACTTATTTTTCCAACAGGCATTAACAGGCTTGATGTTCTTCTTGAAGGTGGTATCAGAAATGACACGCTTAATATTATTGGTGCCCGTCCTGGTATTGGTAAATCTGCATTAGGTTCTAATATTCTCATCAATCTGTTAAAGACAATGCCTACTCTTAAGCCATGTGTGATCTTCTCACTTGAGATGAATAATGAACAGGTTATACAGCGTATTCTGTCTTCATTCTGTGGCTTATCGGGAACAGAGATGACACAGAACTCCAGAATGTTAGGTTCACACTGGCATGAAATCATTGCTCACTCTACTGAATGTTTCAGTCATAAAGACGACAATGCTCCAAGATTACTAATGTGTGACAAGAGCAATCTGTCTCTGTCTGATATGTCCTCAATGCTTTCAGATATAAATCAGCGTTATGGTGGTGTAAGTGCCATTATGCTTGACTATCTGCAGTTAATGCCTACTGATGTGCGTATTCCTAAAGCTATTGCACTGGGTGAAATCTCAAGAGGATTAAAAGAGATTGCAAGAGCGTTCCATGCTCCGGTATTTGCCCTCTGTCAGTTAAATCGTGAAGTTGAAAATTCAAAGGGTGGAGCTCCAAAAGCAAGCAATATTAAAGATTCTGGCTCTATAGAACAGGATGCCGATTTAATTATTCTGATCACAAGAGAAAAATCAGAAGCAACCCTTCATGTTGTCAAAAACCGAAACGGAGCTACAGGAAGTGTTGAATGTAACTTTAACGGAAATGCCTGTCTGTTCAGTAATGAAAAACAATATGACTATGAATATCTGTAAGGAGTAAAAATTGCAGCTTAAATTCTCAGTACCAGGTACACCATGCGGCAAAGGTCGACCTAGATTTTTTGGTGGTCATGCTGTTACTCCAGCTAAGACACGCAATTATGAAGCTCTGGTGAAGTATGAAGCTCAGCATGCGTTAGATACTATGGTAGTTAAGCCAGATTACTCACAGCCTTGCAGAGTTGGTATTAAGGCTTTCTTTGGAGTACCTAAGAGCTACACCAAGAAACAGCGTGCGCTGATTAGTGAGTATGGCAGTTCAAGAGTAAGACCAGGTAAGCCAGATATCGATAATATCATCAAGGCCATTCTTGATGGTATGAATGCAATTATCTATCGCGACGATGTACAGGTTACTGAATTACGCGCATCTAAGCTGTGGGCTTGTGATGACGAACAGCCAAGAGTTGAAGTTTGTGTGGAGTGGGATGATGACTAGATTTATTCTTGAAGCTATTCAAAACGGCTACAGCTCTGAATATCTCAATCTGCTGCATAACTATGGGCTGTGGGCTCGTTACTTTGGCGCGGTGGGATATCTTCATCCAGGATTAGCGCATGAGGATTACATTATTGACGACGACAGTGCGCTTGAAGTGGAGAAGGCTATGTGCTGGCTTAAACAGTCACGTCCTAATGTACATAGGCTCTTTGCGATGTATTACGTTCGTGGGCTTGATGAGTACGATATCCTGTCGGTACTCAAAGAGCGCGTTGCGGTTAAGCGTGTACGTCACAAAGACAGGTATGATGCCACTCCATATGATGACGCTGTACGCTATCTCACAGGAAGTGCGGTAAGAGACATAATCGTACTTGGCGAAAAACTGGTACTCGATTATCTGCAGAAGGAGGTTAAGCATGAGAGCGTTTAAGTACGAAGGCACTGAATACAGATCAATGGCTGAATGTTGTAAGGCTCTGGATATTTCGTACCAGAAGGTAAGGCGCTTATGTCGTCATTACAAACGCGCTCATGATGATCCTGCTCAGGCTGTTCGCTGGTGCCTTGGTGTTGATAAGCTGTCACATCTTGAACCAAAGACACTGCAGTATGCTCAAGATCTTGAGAAGAGCTACGACAGACAGGAGAAATTCAAAGACAGAATTTATCAGAAGGTTGTGGAGAGTTTCTGACTTGTCCTAAGCTATCCTAACTTATATTTTCTTATCCTAATATATTGACATTTTTATTTTTTGTTGTAAGCTTCAAGTAAATAAAGTTTCAGACCTCGACATTAGTCCTCTCACTCTCAGAGAAGTGACGAAGTCGAGGTCTTATAGTATGTGGAATATTGTTTTATGGACAAAATCAGAACAGCTATTCTTGTAGATGGTGGATTTTACAGAAAAAGAGCAAAATCTTTATGGGGAGAAAAGTCTGCAAAAGAAAGAGCTAAAGAGCTTGAATCTTATTGTCATAAACATGTAGCTAATTCATATCTGTACAGAATTTTTTATTATGATTGTCCATGGCTTACAGATAATATTTTTAATCCTATTACAGGAAAGACTGTTAATTTCAGAAAGTCAGACGTATTTAAGTGGACAGAAGCTTTTTATGATGAATTAAAGCATAGAAGAAAGTTTGCTTTACGTATGGGAAGGTTATCTGAAGCTCCTCAGTATGTTTTGAAAGAGGATGTTTTAAAGAAACTCTTTAGAGGAGATAAAAATTTTTCTGAGTTAACTGAAGACGATTTAAGACTAAATGCAAAACAGAAGGGTGTTGATATGCGTATTGGCATTGACATTACTTCCTTGGCTCTAAAAAAACAAGTTGATCAGATTATCCTTATTGCTGGTGATAGTGATTTTGTTCCTGCTGCAAAATTAGCAAGAAGAGAAGGCATTGATTTTGTTCTTGATCCTCTCTGGCATCCTGTCGCAGATGATTTATTTGAGCATATTGATGGATTACAATCATTTAATAATCCAGGTAAAACAAACAAAGAAGCAAAACAAGATGTTTCACAAGGTACTGTGACAGTGCATTGATGAGTGCGGGTGGCAAGACGCCCAGAAATCGACTAGCTACATAGATTTTAAAAATATGGGTGCCATCCTCATAGCAGACAGCTATAATCCCTAAAAATACTACTTTATTCTTTAAAATCAAATGGATAAAAAGATCGTTAATTGGTCGTTAATGGATCGTTTTTTAAGAATATACTATAAAACAATTAGAGTGAAAAAGTACGTATTGAATATCGGTACTTTCCTCTTACCTCATAGATTATCCTAATTTGTCAACAATAAAGCTCTCAAGAAATTGAGGGCTTTTTTTATTTCTTATGTATAAACATTTAACCCCAGAAGTCATTTATTTGATGATTGGTACAGCTTGCTCATTTGTAATGGCATATTTACGCTCTACCAAGCGCAAATTCATGGCTAAGATTTGTGAAGCCCTGACCTGTTCTATGCTGTCTTCCGCGCTGATCCTTGTCTCAGAATATTATTTTCACTGGCCCTTAGAGCTCGGTGTCGCTATTGGCACCTTCGTGGGCTTCCTGGGTAGTGACTACATTTCTGCCAAAGTTAAGCAGTTAATCAACGTTAAGGTGGAACAGAATGACAATGCACATAAGTAGTCATGGCGTCGTTCTCATTCAGAACTACGAAGGACTAAGAACTACAGCCTATAAGCCACTTAAGAATGAATCTGGCTGGACGATCGGTTACGGCCATCATGGTCCAGACGTAAAGCCGGGCATGGTATGTACTGAGCAATGGGCATATGAGCAGTTACAGCGAGATTTAAGACATGTTGAGCATCAGCTTATTTCAGCGCTAAACGCAGATGAGCTTGAAGTCACACAGGGGCAGTTCGATGCACTGTGTTCTTTACTGTTCAACCTGTCAGGCGGAATACTCAGACTTGTAAAATTCAAACTCTGGGCAAAGCTTAAAAACGGCGACGTTAAAGGCGCTGCAAATGAGTTTCTCGATATCAACAAAGCAGGTGGCGTAGAAGTCAATGGCTTAACCAGGCGCAGAAAAGCAGAAGCTAAATTATTTCTTTCTTAGTCTAAAAATGTCAAAAAGAAGCTCACAGAAATGTGGGCTTTTTTCTTTTCTGGAGTTTCCCAATGTTATCCATTAAGAATACATTGATTGCTAGTGCATTAGCTTTTGCTGTCGGTTTTCTGACCGGCTATTCGGCAAGAGACGATCAGGCAGAAATTGAACGTCTGAACGTTGCGAAACATGCTCTGGAGCAAGAAAGAGCTAATCTGATTCAACAGCTGGAGGTTGAACATGAGCATCAGAAGACAGCGCAAATTAATGCAGCAAAAACGCAGGAAGACCTGGATGATCTTGAAAAGCGTTATGCTAGTGCTATCGATGAACTTAATGCTCTGCAGTTGCAGTTCACAGAGTACACCGATTCCGACACAGCAACACTGTCCCCAGATGCCTCCACTTCCTCAGCAGTATCACAAGGTAAATGTGGATGCAGTGGAAAAGACAAAAGAGCATTTCAGAAGTTACTTAATGACCAGATGATTGTTGCAAGGGACTGCGACATCAACGCTACTTACCTCAACAATCTGATTGAGTGGTATGGCATGATTTCTCAGAAGTTAAATGTAAAGGAATAAGTCAAATGAAACTTCTAACAATATGTTATACAGTGATTAAACTGGCTATTTATCCAGTCTTTTGTGCTGTCGTAAGTGTTGTGATTTACTCTTTATATAAAAATGGTCTTCCGGACCTAATTTCCTTAGCTTATTCTGGAGAAACAACTAACATTTATACTGTGCAGGTAGATTCCTTTTTGATAGTGCTATTTGTGGCATTATCATTCTTCTGTCTTGGAATTCTTGCTGTTGCTGTGTCTCGTCTTGTTTATGAATTTCTTGTTGTACGCTCTGTTCGTAAACTGTTTGACCGTATTGATAAATCTCAGAAATTCCATAAATAAGTCCGTTAATTGCAAGACCTATTAGAAGATCTTTAATAATTACCTGGTATAGAGGTTTAGGCTTTGTATTCTTTGCAACGACATTTAATTGATTGGATATATTCTTAAGTTCTGCTTTGATAGCAATAGGATCTAAATCTGCAAAACTAATCAGGGTTTGAGTTGATTCCTGTATTGATAACTTTTGCGTTGCATTATCAAAGTCTGTTTTGGATTTGTCGTCAAGAGATTCAACTTTTTCATAACCTTTAACAATACATTGAAAATCTTCTTTCTTTAACCGTTTTATTTCAGAACAGAGTTCATTCTGAGAATTGGTATCTAACGTATTGATGATTGAAGATATTGAAGAAAAGTATTTAGCATGTTGAGCAAACTGAACTGCAGCTTTAGCCAGGGAAGGAGAAACAAGTTCTTTTACAGACATAGCCAATTTTATCGATGGTTCCAGGGCAGGATCAATGCTTAAGGTTAGATTGTTCTGATTCATAAAATATCCTTGTATATAAAAAGTCTAAGCACAGATGATTGTTGCAGATTGTCTGTGCTTTCTAATTCTTAATATATGCCTAATTTATTTTTAAAACCATGTCAGTATCCCGGTTGTAGAAAGTATGCAGTTAAAGGTTCAGCATACTGTAGAGAACATCAAACAAAAGTATCAAATGAGTTTGATAAACATCGAGGATCTTCAAGAGAAAGAGGATATACAAGTAAATGGGAGAAGTTCAGAAAGACATTTCTTGCTGAGCATCCTCTATGCGTTGAATGTCTCAAACACGGCAGATTCAAACCAGCTACAGATGTTGATCATATAGTTCCTCACAAAGGCGACATGAATAAGTTCTGGAATTTAAAGAACTTACAGGCTTTATGTCATGAATGCCACAGCAGAAAGACAGCAATTGAAGACAGTAACTTTCTCAAGACCCGTAGGGGGAGTTAAAAAAGTTCATACACAAGAATGTAACCGCCCCGTTAGTTCTTTACACACGCGTGCAAAATGGGAGTAATTTACTTGTTGATTTATAGAAAAATTATTCAAGTGTATAAAGATAGGTAAAAAAATAATGGCAAGACCAAGAAAACCAACTGCAATTAAAAAACTGCAGGGAACCTTACAGCCTTGTCGAACAAACTTAAATGAGCCTAAACCTCAGACAGACATCAAAGTTGTATCAGCTCCGTCATGGCTTAATGATGTAGCAAAGCAACATTGGAATTTTGCAATATCACAGATGCCGGACGGAATGGTTTCAAGCCTAGATTACACTGTTTTTGCGATGTGGGCTGACACTGTATCTAAGATCCTTGAGTTGGAAGCGATACTTCAGCATGAAGGTTTAATGCTTACAGACGAAAAAACAGGCAAACGTGTTGTAAACCCCGTACTAAAACAGCAAAACGAGCTGAAATATATTTTAAAGAATTATCTGACCGAGCTTGGGTTTACTCCTGCATCTCGCTCGAAAGTATCTATAACAAAGTCAGATTCAGATAACAAGAATAGCTTTCTTGATTTATAGGTTATGCAGAAACGTGATTATATCGCCATCGCTAATGGCTATATTAACGACGTACTGGCTAAGAAGATCCCTGCTTGTCGTTATGTTATTGAAGCATGCAAGAGACAGAAGAACGATCTTAAAAGAAAACGCTGGCAGTATCACTTTGATGTAAATTTTGCATCAAGACCTTGTCGGTTTTCTGAAATGCTCTGTCACGTAAAAGCTGAAAAAGCTGGTCAAAAGATAGTACTTGAGCCATGGCAGATCTTTATTCTTACCACAGTATTCGGCTGGGTTGATGATAACAATCTCAGGCGTTATCAGAGAGCATATATTGAAGTCCCAAGAGGTAACGGCAAGTCAACTTTATTAAGCTGCATCGGTTTATTCATGATGTGTGCTGACAATGAAATGGGTGCTGACTGTTACTCATTTGCAACAACTCGCGATCAGGCGAAGATTGTTTTTAATGATGCTCAGGCAATGGCTCGTAAAAATCCTGATTTGCGTGCAGCATACGGATTGAATGTTCTAGCTCATTCAATGGTCATTCCTGGTACTAATTCAAAGTTTGAAGCAAAGTCAGCAGACGGTAAAACCCTTGACGGTTTGAATACCCATTGCGCAATTATCGACGAACTTCATGCACATAAAACTCGTGAAGTGTATGACGTTGTCGAGACTTCAATCGGTAAGCGTACACAGCCAATTATGTGGATGATTACCACAGCAGGATTTCTGATTAACGGTATCTGCTACGAGATAAGACGGTACGTTGAAAAATTGTTAAATACTTCCGTTGTAGATGATACTCATTTCGGCATTATCTATACGATTGATGAAGGCGACGACTGGAGAGAAGAAAGCTCACTGCAAAAAGCTAATCCTAACTGGAATATATCAGTGATGCCCAAGGCGGTATTATCGACTTTGCGCAAAGCCATGGAGGATCCCAGCTCAGAAAATAACTTCAAAACAAAGCATCTTGATATATGGTGCAACGCTGACACCGCTTTTCTGCAGATGAATAAATGGCGAAAAGCTATCAGAACAGATGTAACTCTTGATGATTTTGAGGGATGTCACTGCATTTATGGCCTTGACCTTGCAGCTAAAACAGATATCACAGCTTTAGTGCGACTTTTCTGGAGAGAAGAGAATGATGGCAAGGTTGGCAAGGTTCACTTCTATGTTTTTCCTGAGTTCTGGCTACCTGAAGATAGAATAAACAGTTCTACAAATTCACAATATCAAGGCTGGGTTAAACAGGACTTAATCCATGTCTCCGATGGTTCTATTAATGATTTAGAGCTTATTCAAGATTATATCAAAGAAGATGCCCTGCATTATGACACTTTAGCGATAGCTTTTGATCCTTGGCAGGCATATCAGTTAGCTTCTAACCTTGCTAATGAAGGTTTGACCATGGTTGAAATTAAGCCAACGGTTCAGAACTTCAGCGAAGCTATGAAAGAAATGCAGGCCTTAATTTATCAAAAACTGTTACACACTGACGGAAATCCTGTTCTTGAGTGGATGGCCTCGAACGTAGTCGCACATTTAGATGCCAAAGATAATATTTATCCAAGAAAAGAAAACCCAGAGAACAAAATTGATGGCATTGTAGCGTTAATCATGGCTTTACGACAGGCTATTTTTATGCAGGTTTCAACAGATTATCTTGAAGGCAGTTTAAATATCGACTTAGCTTATTAGATTTACAGGTAAAAAATATGAATGTTTTTAAATGGTTGACAAATTGGGGTGGCACTACAGGTGATCACTCAGGCTGGCAGAATAACAGCCCTATGGTGCCAATCGTTGAAGGAACAAATGCATATTCAACGGATATGGCTCTACAGATACCTACTGTATGGGCTTGTATTGATCTTTTAAGTCACACTATTGCATCTCTGCCTTGTGATGTATTTATTGTTGACGGTAAAGGTAATAAGAACGCTGATACCAAATGCAATCTTAATTATATTCTGTCAGAGTCACCAAACGCTGATATGACTCCGTATGAGTTCTTTTCTGCAATGGTTGTTAATTACTGTCTGCATGGTAATGCTTATGCGTTAATCTCCAGATGGACAGGAGACAAAAAAGGACAAGTAAAGGGCATATATCCTCTGTCTTCAGAGCAGATGCAGATTTACAGAGATCCTTCAAATGGTCAGTTAATTTATCGTTATCTTGATAAGAACGACCATTATCAGGACTATAAATCATCTGACATACTGCATTGGAAATGCATGGGTAACGGCATTACTGGCCTTAAGAAGTTAGATTTTATGAAGATTTCTTTGGCTGAATCTAACTTTGCTCAAAGAACTGCTGTATCAGTTTTCAACAAAAAAGGAAAAATGAGTGGCATTCTGACTACTCCTAAGATTTTAACCGACAAACAAAAAGGTGAAATTGCCGATCAATTTCAAAAGATGAGGAATGATGACAAGATACCTGTATTACCTGCAGATATGTCTTTTCAGCAACTAAGCCTTAATCCTGCCGAACAGCAATTATTAGATACACGTAAATTCAGTGTCGAAGAAATCTGTCGCTGGTTTGGAGTTCCATCTGCTCTTGTCAATTCAAGCGGTGGAGCACCAGGGTCAAACATTGAACAGGTTACGGCAAACTTTTACAAGTCAACCATTCTGCCCATGATTATAAGCCTTGAACAGGCAATCATGAAGCGTGTCCCATGTGTTGAAGAACGATACAACCATGCTGTTAAATTCCGTCTGTCATTTCTTAACCGTGCTAATGATGAAGCTCGCAGTCGCATTGCAGCAACTGCAGTACAGAACGGCTGGAAGACACGTAATGAAGTCCGCGTTGAAGAAGGCTTACCACCAGTTAAAGACGGTGATACTTTGACAGCTCAGAGTAATTTATTTCCTCTTGAGCAGTTAGGCCAGGCTGATGCGTCTCAGGTATCACAGACACCAATTACAGAAAACCCTACTAAACAGTAAGGAGTAAATAAATGAAATTCAATAAGAGTGCCAAAGAGTCACAACTTGAAATCTCTGATGAAGGCATCATTGAAGGATATGCTTCAGTATTCAATGGAGTTGATTCGTACGGCGATACCATTGCGCCTAAAGCATTTGATCATGTAATTACAAAAGGCGACTTACCTACAATGCTGTATGGTCATGATCCAATGTCTGTGCCTATTGGCAAATGGACAGAGATGTCAGTTGATGATGTAGGCTTAAAAGTTAAAGGACAGCTGAATTTAAATAACGCTAAAGCAAAAGAAGTTTTTGACGCAATTAAGTTTGGCTCGCTGACCGGTTTATCAATCTGCTTTTCATGTTCCGAAGAAGGCTGTGAACAAAAAGATCCTGATGATTTGTATAGTGGTTGCTTAATTAAGGCAATTGACAGGCTTTATGAGATTTCAGTTGTAAATCTGCCTGCCGATGACAATGCAAGAATTTCAAGTTATAAGTCAGCAGATTTTAATGACTGTAATGATATTAAAGGTTTTGAGAAATGTCTGCGTGATGCTGGCTTTTCTCGCTCAAAGGCTAAAGAGATTATATCTGTAGCCAAACGTGTGCTAAATCAGTGTGATGCTGACAGAGAAACACACGATCACGTAGACAATGACATTGATGAACGTATCAAGTCAATTTTCATGAAATACAGGAAATAAAAAATGGAAAATAACGATATTTTAAAGGGTCTTGAGACCATAGATGCAAAAATCGAGGATGTAATCTCCGATAATAAAGCGTCAAAATCAGCTATTGAGGCAGAGATTAAACGTATTGGTGATGAACAGGTCAAGCTAGCAAAAGCCTTAGCAGACACAGCACAGAAATCTGTTGAAGTTCCAGCAGAGACAGCATCTCCTTCACTAGGGCAGGCATTTACAAAGTCTGCAGCATTTGAGAATTTTAGTAATAATCGAAAAGCATTATTTACTTTTGAAAAGAAAGCTGACACTAATGCTGCAACTTCAGATTATGGCAATATTCCAGCCTACAGAAAGCCTGGTATGGTTGTTTCTCCAGAAGCTCCATTGATTATTGAGAACTTATTCCCTCATGTGCCTGTAACTTCAAATTCAGTTGAATACGTCAAGGAAGGTTCATTTACAAACAATGCTGCACTTGTAGCTGAAAAGAATGATAAGCCTGAATCTGTATTTGGGGCTACTTCACTTGCAACTGCAAAGATTGTAACTATTGCCCACTGGACAAGAATCACAAATCAGCTTGCAGCAGACGCTCCAGCTTTGGCTGCTTATATTGAGCAGAAGATGCAGTACGGTTTACAGGCTCGTGTTGATTCTCAGCTTGTTACCGGTACAGGCGGTTCAACTGAACTTGAAGGTTTACTCCACGCTGGTAATTACAATGATCCTGTAACAGGCAAGCAGATTGTAGCTAAAGATTTTGCAGCAGATTCAACTCTGTTTGACTTCGTATTAAAGAATAAGGCAGAGCTTGAGGGTAGATACATTACTCCAGAAGTGATCCTGCTAAATCCATCTGATTGGACAAAGCTTGCAATGTTAAAAGACGGTCAGAAGCGTTACATCCTAGGTGGTCCTCAGTCTGTTGCCACTAAGTCATTATGGGGCATTCCAGTTGTAACTTCTGCATCTGTAACTGCCGGCAAGTATATTTTAGGCAACATCTCTTTAGGTGCTACTGTATACGACAGGCAGGCTCTAAACGTTGCAATGTCAGATTCAGACAATGTTAACTTCACTCAGAACTTAATCACTATCAGAGTTGAGCGCCGTTTAGGCGTTGCTTACGAGATGCCACAGGCAATTAACGGTGGTGATTTTGTTATTCCAGTAACCGCGTAATTTAGCTTGTAGTCAGCATTGGGGGGCATATGCCCCCCTTTTTATAGGATTTTTTAATAATGTCTCTTTACACTCCAAGCCCAATAACTGATATCTCTCAGACTCCATGCACTCTTGAAGAGGCTAAAACTCAGTTAAGGGTCGATGATACATTTGAAGATGATCTTATTCGTAATTACATTATTGTAGCTACAGAACAGGCAGAGCAGATTTTACAAAGAGAAATTATTAAAAGATTCGATGATGAGGCTGTGTCAACTTTATCGCCTAATGGTGACATCCCATTAACTGTTAAACAGTTTATTTTATGCCTTGTAGGCGATTTATACGCTCACAGAGAGCTGTCAGAACAAGCTACATATAGTACCTTTCACAAGCACCTTCTTGACCCTTATATCAAATATATTCGAGAGGACGAGTAATGAGCGTATCAATTCCCACCGCTGGAGAATTAAGGCACAGAGTCAGCATATATTCTCGAATTGATCATCCTGTTAACGGTCATGAAGTTGAGAGTATTGATGAGCTTATATGTACAGTGTTCTGCAAAATTGAACCTACAGGCTCAATGTATTTCAATAATATTCAGACAGAGAACAAAACTACACACCGTTTCTGGTTCCGTTCTGTTAAAGGAATGACAGATGCAAGAAGTTTAAGCCGAAGTATTCTGATAAAAGAAGGCGATATTACATATATTCCTATCAGGGTAACACAGTGCAATGGTCAGAACTTTTTTACCATGGTTGAAGCTCGTGAACTCGGTGATATTCAAAGTGAAACTGTAAATGCTAACAATATGGCAGGACTAGCAGATGGGTGAGTTCTTTCATGTAGGTGTAAAAATGCCTAAAGGCCTTGATGTCATGGATTTTGACAGAAAAATCGTAATGACAGGTCTCAAAAAGGCATCCAAAATCGTACAGCAGCAGTCTAAAAAACTGATTTCATCAAAGGGCCCTTCAAAAGCTGGCGAATATCCCGGACGTAATACAGGACGTATGAGACGTCATGTTCGTATTAAAAATTCTAAAAGAAAAGATCATCTGTGGTCACGTGTACAAGTATCAACGATTGAAGACAGTTTCTTTTATCCTGCGGTTTTAAATTATGGTCGAAAAGACGGACGACTTAAACCAAGAAAAAACTTCATTGAAACAGCAACGACCCAGAACGAAAAACAAATAAAAGAAATCATAGACAGCGCTATGACAGAGGGCATAAAAATTTGGAGAAAATAGGATGCGAGTCAGCTCAACTATCAAAGCTTTAAGAGAGCGATGCCCATCACTTAGCAAACGTGTCTATGGGGCACTTCAATGGGTCAGCCTGTCAGTTGTTCACCCTGAGAAACTTCCATGTGCTTATGTATTTACCCAGTCAGAAGATCCTAAAACCCTACAGAGTTCAGAAAACTCATATAAGCAGTTAATAACAGCGACTATAGCAGTGGTTCTATGTGTTCCTAGTCTTGATGTTCGAGGACAGGAAGGCGCAGACAAAATTGAAGATTTAAAAGATGAGGTTTTCAAAGCTTTGTTAGGTTGGGCTCCTAATGGCGATCCTCAGTGTGTATATGAATACGCAAATTACAGAGTTATTGATACATCATCCACTCCCGCCATGTGGTGTGTACAGTTAGAGTTCACAGTAGAGTACATGCTTGATACGGATGATACATATATCAAGACAGAACATGAGAATTTAGGCAATTTTGACAAGTTTTATGCTGATGTAGACAAAATTGAATCTGATAAGCCGGATGGAAATATAGATGCAAAACTCAGACTTACAGGGCTTACAGAAGGTAAGGCTAAATCGGAGCCACAAGATCAAACTATTTATAAAGATTTATGGTAACTAAACCAAGGAGAAGACAATAATGTCTGTTTCATTTAATTACGTACCTTCAAATGTACGAGTTCCTTTGTTCTACGCAGAAGTAGACAATTCAATGGCAAATACCGCAACAGCAGAGAAGAAGAGCCTTTTAATCGGTTCAATGTCTTCTTCTGGAACTGCAACAGCAGGTGTTCCTACATTAATCACCTCAACTGAACAGGCAAAAACAAAGTTTGGTCGTGGTTCGCCTTTAGCTTTAATGGCAGAGGCATTCCGTAATCAGAATGGTACAGGAGAATTATGGTGTTTACCTGTAGACATTAAGTCATCTACAGCATCAACAGGCTCAATTACCGTTAAAGGAACAGCAACAGAGAGCGGAGCAGTCTATCTGTATATTGGTTCTCAGCTCGTATCAGTTGCATGTTCTGCAGGAACAACTGCAAATGAAGTCCTAACTGCATTAACTCAGGCAATCAATGCAGATAAAGATTTACCCGTTACAGCTGAAAAGAATGATGAAGATAGTGTAATCACTATTACAGCTAAAGTAGCTGGCATTACTGGAAATGAAATCAGATTGGATAAGAACCTTCAGGGCGACGTTGGTGGAGAATCTGATCTTGCAGGCATTACTCTTACTATCGATGATATGAAAAATGGTTCTGGTGAGCCTGATTATAAAGAAGCTTTTAAGGCTGTTGCATCAGAAACATTCTGGTTTATTGGAATTGAAAATAATTCTGCTACAGCGCTTGATGCTGTAAAAACCGAGATGAATGATTCAACCGGACGTTGGTCATATGCAAAAATGCAGTATGGTCATGTATTTACAACTCTCAGAGGTAATACTGAAAGCTTAGTTACTTTTGGTAATACTCGCAATGACCAGCATACCACAGTATTCGGCATTGAAGAGAAGAATGCAGAACCTGCATATATTGTGACAGGCGCTGTTTTAGGTCGTATTGCCGGATTTATTACTAATGATCCTGCCCGTCCTGTACAAACCGGTGAACTGAACGGCTTAATGCAACCAAGTATGGAAAAGCGTTTTAATTTTAATGATAAAAATACTTTACTCCATAATGGAATCGCAACAATTTATTATCAGTCAGGCACTGTAATGATTGAGCGCGCAATCACCACATATCAGGTTAACAAGTTCGGTGATGCAGATAATTCATATCTTGATATCACAACTCTGTATACATTAGCAGAGATCATTACCCGTCTTAAGGGCGTTATTACCTCAAAATATGCACGCCATAAGCTAGCAAATGACGGTACCAGATACGGCGCAGGACAGGCTATTGTTACCCCTTCTGTAATTCGTTCAGAGCTGATTGCACAGTATTCAGCCATGGAACGTGACGGCCTTGTTGAGAATGCTGAACTGTTCGCTAAGAATCTGATTGTAGAGCGTAATGCTTCAGATGTTAACCGTCTTGATGTGCTGTTGCCTCCTGATCTTGTTAATCAGCTTCGCATTTTTGCGTTACAGGCTCAGTTCCGTTTACAGTATTCTGATTAAGAGGAGATTTTTTAAATGGGTAAAAAATTTGCGGGTACCTGTTACATTAAAGCTAACGGTGCTCAGTTATCTGTTGAAGGTTCAGTCGAAATACCTTTATTAAAAACAACCAAAGAAAAGAAAGTAGGTTCTACAGGTGTGGCAGGATACAGTGAGACTAATATAGCTCCATATGTTAAATGTACTGCATTTCTTGAGCCTGACTTTGATATTGATGCACTGTCTGGCAATGATATGACAATTACTGCAGAGCTTGCCAATGGTTGGGTATACACCTTAAATGGTGCATGGCTTGAAGGTGAAGTTGTAGCTAATTCGTCAGACGGTACTGTGTCATTAGAGTTTACAGGCCTTGATGGTCACTTACAGCGTTAGGAGAGAACTAAATGAAGTCAGTTGCAGAAAACTTAAAATTATCAGTGCCTATTGAGATGGGCACTGAGACAGTATCTGTTTTAGAGTTCAGAAAGCCTAGTGTTGGTGATATTCGCAGAATTGGTTATCCCATCTTTTTTACTTCAGAAGGCGATCTGAAATTTAATCCTGATATTGTTGCAAAGTATATTTCTACTCTTGCTTCAATACCTCCATCAGCTGTAGATAAGATGTCAATTCCTGATTTCACTGCAGCAGTAGGTGTTGTAACCGGTTTTTTCGGAAGTGGGGATTAAGCCCAAGAACGGAAAAGCAATTTATTGACTGTATCTATTCGACTGCGTATTTCTGGCATCTTTCACCGCTTGATATTGAACAACTTGATGTTGAGCGGTTTGAAGAAATGGTTGTACAGTCGAATCGTATTGCAGATGAGATTAATTCACAAAGGGAATAAGAATGGCATCAGCAAATATCAAAGAGTTTAAGGCTCTTTTTACTGTAAGTGATAAAGCTTCACCACAGTTAAAAAAATTAAAGAGTTCTTTTAAAAACTTTGAAAAAGCATCACAGGCTTTTGCATCTAATGCTTCAAAGTTAGGTGCATTAACTCTTGTACCGCTTGCTGGTGCTTTTACTGCAGTAAGTGCAACTGTTAAGAGCTCAATTAGTACATTTACTGATTATGGCTCTTCAGTGAAAGATGCTGCAATAAAACTTGGTACCACCACTGATGCTGTTCAAACTTTAAGACATGCTGCCCAAATGGCTGGCTCTTCAACAGAAGCTCTTGATCAGGGCATGGTTATCTTTAATAAGAATTTAGCTAATGCAGCACAGGGCAAGAACAAAGCCTTAGTTGAAATGTTCCAAAAATTAGGCATTTCAATGAAAAAAGCAAATGGTCAGATGAAGACCACAGCTGAACTAATGCCAGAATTAGCCGATGCAATGAAACGTCAGAAAAACAATTCTGAAAAGGCATATATTGCGACAACCACTTTTGGCAAGTCTGGACAGGAACTTATCCAAATGCTGCAGGATGGTTCTCAGGCTCTTAAAGATTATGCAGACGAGGCAAAACATCTTGGTATTGTTGTGTCAGATGAAGATACCTTAAAAGCAAAATCAATGGGCGACACAATTCAGCGTTTAAAAGATGCTGTTACAGGTTTTAGCCTTGCTATTGGCTTAAAGCTGATACCTTACGTTGAGCCCGTTATTGCATCTATGACTGAGTGGATTGCAACCAATCGAGAATGGATCGCAACAGAAATAGCATCATCAGTTAAGGATTTTGTTGAGTGCATTAAAAAGATTGATTTTAAACAGGTAATTTCTCAAACAGTTACTTTTACCAAAAATCTGGTAAAGCTTTTTAATTATCTTGGTGGAGTCAAAACAGTAGCGATTGTTATATCCACAATATTTGCAAGTAAATTTGTTGTTGCTCTGATAGGTACTATTAGCGCATTCTTGAAGATAGCTACAGCAATCAAAGCTGTAACAGTAGCTACAACTCTGTTTAATATTGCACTTTGGTCAAATCCTATTGTCTTAATTGCAGCTGCCATTATTGCAGCGATTGCAGCTATTGTTGCATCTGTCTATTTTCTTTATAAGAATTGGGATACTGTCTGCAAATGGTGCAAAGATGCATGGAATGCTTTTGTTGGCTTTACCATGTCAACAGTCACAAAAATTAAAGCCTTTTTTGCAAAGATGATCACTTATATTTTAAGTTCTTTGTCACAAATAAAAAAAGCTTGGAATGGTATTAAAAACTGGCTGTCCAATTTATTCAATGATCCTGTAAACACCATTAAAGATACGTTTTTAAGTCTTGTTGGAGTTTATGCGAATTTATGGGGAAACATCGTAGATGTAACTGAATCAGCTATCAAATCGGAAACCGCGCCTAAGATCGGTCTAGTAGCGCACTTTAACTTAGGTCTAGTAGCGCATATTAACTTCGGTCTATCAGCGCGGTTTAACTTCGGTCTTATAGCCTAAAAAAGCTTAC